GGGGTGGAGGGCAAGCAGCAGCAGGTCCAGCGCGTGAGGATTTGCCCCGGCGCTTTGCAGGGCAGCGCGAAGATTCGCATGGCGCGCCTGCTGGTGCTTTTCCGTCTCCACCTGCTGCCGATAGGAATCAAACTGCCCGCCCAGCGCCGACAGTTCCTCGCGGGCGCTGTCACGGGCTTGGCACGCCTCGTCGCGCGCCTGTGTCATTTCAGCAAGCGCCGCCCGGATGCTTTCGAGCTGCGCCGCCTCGCCGCGTGCGGCATCGCGCTCCTGCCGAAGCGCGTCGATGGATTCCGCGTGAGCGGCAATGATGCGTTCCGCCGCATCAGGCGAAATCTGCAATTCCTTTAGCAGACTGCGGGTCAGGGACATGGAAGTACCTCCTTATAAGTTGAAGCGTTTCTGCAAGGGGAATCGTCCGCGTTCCCTTTGCTGCGAGAAAAATCAGGTGGGGGAGTGTCCGATGCGAAGGGGTGTCGGGGGCGATCGCAGACTTCGTCTGTTTTCATTGCCCCCTCGTCGCCTCTGCAGAGGCGAAACCCCTGCTTGCGGGAAAGACCAGCTATGGTCGGAAGTCAGGCAATCTGGTCGCGCCCATTTGGCGCGACACTGCATAGATGTTGGGTAGAGCAGCTTGGGGGCGCTCCTGCGGGAGCGCAAAGTTACTGGCAGGGACGCTTCGCTGCCTGCACCTTTGTTGAGCGCTTCCTTGGAATTGGTCGCCCGCGAAACGGTTGGGGCGTTGCCCCAAACCCCAGCAGGGACGCTGTCCCTGCACCCTGCAAGGGGCAGACGAAAAGGGACGAAGTCCCCCCTTGACCCGTTTTGGGCACCGCGGCTTGAGCGCGTTTCAGCGGCGCTATGGGATAGCGGCGTTAAACCGGGTTCCCAGCGCCCTTCACCAGCCTGCCAATCTCCTCATCCGCGATATACGGATTCAACCGCAGCGCCGTCCGCTGGTCAATATCCTGCCGCATGTTCTGAATATCCGCCACCAGCTCACTCTCATTGGCAATCGCCTGCCGCTTGAAGTGAATCTCCTCCGTCCCCAGGCGCAGCAGCGTCAGCAGCTCCTGCATAAAGTGCCGCACCTGCCACTCGTACCTGTCCGCCTTCAAATTCAAGTTCGCCATCGCCGCGCGAATCGCCACATTCGTCAAGCTCCCGCCCGTCAGCGAAGCCATATCCAGCGCCATGTAGTCGTTGTACAGCGCCCGCTCCAGCAGATTCAGCGCCGCCTGCCGCGCGGCATAGGGCACCTCAATCGTGTGCGGCTCGGCGGTTGCGCCGCTGCCCGAACCATCGGAGAGGTTCGCCACCGCTTTGATGCGGCTGATTTCCTCCAGCATTTCGGCAATGTCCTCCGTCGTGCCGCTGAAGTTGTTCAGCACCCAGTAGACGTCGTTGGCGCGGGCGAGGTTGTCCGCAAAGTCGGAGAGGATGTTGTCGTACGCGTCGATTTTCGCCTGAATCGCCGGCGTCAGTTCGCTCTTGCCCTCCTGATTCGCGTAGAGGGGGATGAGCGGCAAGCGCCCGTAGCCTTGACGCTCCACGTCGAGGGTATCGCCGAGTGCGTCGCGGCGGAGCGTGCGCACATACGCCGTTTTCTCCCGGACGACATCGACCTGCTTGCCGCTGACGCGCAGGATGGTCACGCCGTCCTGCTCGAACAGGCGCAGGAACATCGGGCGCTTTGCGCCAAGCTGCCAGAACTGCACGCCCAGCATGAGTTCGCCGGTCATTTCGTCCAGCAGGGGGAAAAATCCGCTGCCTGCCGCCCGCGCCATCTCGATGATTTCCAGATGGTCGGCGTTCCAGTAGCCGTAGCTGACCCCGTGCAGCAGGGCGCATTCGCCCAAACGGGAGAGAAGGTGGTCGAAATCCGCGCCGAGACGTTTTTTCGTTTCCTCCGGCAGTGAAACGCCTTCGGAGAGCAGAAACTGGTTCTGCTGCGTGACGAAGCGGAACAGGAAGCTGCTGCCGATGCGGTTGCCGACGACGTCTTCCGTTCCCGCGCGGACATGGCGGCGGCCGTCTGTGCCACGTGTCTCGATTTTCCGGGCGCGGAGGATGGTCTTGCGTGCAATGGTGGGATTTTCGCCCCGGAAGTAGCTGCTGGCGCTCAGCGCGCGGACGAACTCCGCCGACGCCTTGAACTTCTCGATGGCCTTGCACAGCAGGGCGATTTTGTCCTCCGCGGCGAGGTAGTCTTGGTAGGTGTAGGTGGTAAACATGTGTCCTCCTTTAATATGGATGATGTTGTGCGCTTTGCGGATGATGGCGTTCTCCCAAGCCGCAATCAAAGTCAACTCCGGTAGTGGCGACCCGAAGGTTTCCAAAGGGCGATCGCAGACTTCGTCTGTTCTCACTGCCCTTTGGTCGCCTCCGCAGAGGCGAAACCCCTGCTTGCGGGAAAGACCAGCTATGGTCGGAAGTCAGGCTGCGTGGTCGCGCCCATCTGGCGCGACACTGCATAGATGTTGGGTAGAGCAGCTTGGGGGCGCGTCTGAGGACGCGCAAAGTTACTGGCAGGGACGCTTCGCTGCCTGCACCTTTGTTGGCGGCTTCCTTTGAATTGGTCGCCCTCGGAGCAGTTGGGGCGTTGCCCCAAACCCCAGCAGGGACGCTGTCCCTGCACCCTGCAAGGGGCATTGCCCCTTGACCCGTTTTTTGCATCCCGGCTTGAGCGCGCTTGCCTTATTGTGCTAACCTGCTGCCTTTGTCCAGAATCCGCATCACGCACGCGGCGCTGTCCGGGGCGTCATCGTGCGCCGCCGTCTCCGAGTAATCCAGTATCTGATCCACATACGCGCGGTCTGTCCCCGCCAAAATCGTCACATTTCCCCACCATTTCCGCAGGTATGTCGCAATTTTGACGTGCTTATTCATCCGCTCGCTGTAGCGCCGCACCAGAAACCCGCGCTGCGCAATCTCCCGCGCCAAATATCCCTTGTCGCCGTTCGTTTCGCAGTAGACCGGCTCACACAGCAATCGCCGCGCCTCCGATAAGGCTTCATCCAGTACAGAATCGACCGGCTTCTGCCAAATCCGCCCGTACAGGTACGCCCGACCGCCGCGGATGCACCCGCACGTCAGCGCCGTGAAGTCCTCGCCGCCGTAGGAAGCGTCCAGATGCGCAATGCCGTCGCGCAGCAGCAGCGGATCCTCCGTCTCCGGCGGATGCGCCTCGAACAGCCCGCCGCCGGTCGCGATGTGCCGCAGCTCGTAGTTCGCGGCGAAAAGCGTCGGCGACATGGCGGCGCGCAGCTTCGCAATCGCGTCCTTCGTCAGCAGCCCGGTCTGATAGCAGTCGTACTTTTCCGGCGGCGGCATCAGGCGGAACGCGTCGTCCGGGTGCCACGGCGTGCCTGTGTTCAGGATTCGTCCGCCCGGATTGCGAATGTTTTGCAGTTCCTGATACACGCCGCAGATGCGTTTGCGTTCCACGACGCTGATTCTGTCCTGCAGGTTCACAATGTCATCGGTGAGGATGATGTCTGCGTGCTTGCCGGTCATCGACCCGCCTGTGCCCAGCCCCAGTAATTGCGGCGCACCGCGGATGGCGGCGTAGCAGTCCGTGTTCACGCTCCACATGTCGCCGCGCAGCACCTGCACAGGGCTGCCGTAGATGCGCCCGGTCAATTCCTGCATGGCGTCCGTCGCCAGCAGCAGCTTTACCTGCCGCAGCACCTCCAGCACGTCGCTGTCCGTCTTGCGCAGGAACAGCAGGTTTTTCCGCGGATACACCACGAGCATCACCGCCATCGCGAAGGATAGGCACGTCGTTTTGTAGCTGCCGCGGTGCGCCAGCAGCGTCATGTCTCCCTGCCCGAAGACCATCTCGCGTATCCAGCGCCCGTGCAGCGTGTCCGTCAGCCGCGTCAGCCCGCATAGCCGCGCCGCTTCCGCGGGCTTTTCCATCAGCAGCATCAGCGCGTCGCGCCCATCCTGCGTCAGCGGGGAATGCTCATTCGTGGGGTTTCACCTCTTTTCGGGATTTCCGTTTCTTTCCGCTCAGCGCGGCAATCGCGTCGTCAATCGCCTGTGCGACTTCCGGCGGGCGCCGGGGCGCTTCGTCCTCCTTTCCGGCGAACAGCCCGTGGTATTTCGCCAGCGCATCCGCCGCCTTCATCTGCTCGGCGGTCTTTTCGCCGCGCATCAGCTGCGTGAATGTCTCCAGCACCTCCTCCTTCGTCGCGATATCCGGCGCACGAACCTGCGTCATGGGATGGCTCCTTTCCGGCGGATGATTTTTTGCCGTTCCCCCTGCCGCCGATAGGGGAGCAGTCAATAGCGAACATACAAGCGCGGGAATGTTTGTTCGCTTAATGACGAAAAGAAGTGTACCACCCTTCAGCGCAAAATGCAAGCAAATTTGATTTCATTTGATTTCGCTTGATTTGATTTGAATTGATTTTAAGGTAACACCGCACAAATGAGGTGGTCGGCTGGCGAATGG